CAAGCCGCGTAGTATCCTGAAGGACCCTCGCCCTGTAATGGCTTGAAAAACGCAAAGTCCATTGGACCAATAGGCTTTTTACTGCTTTTAGGATCTCTTTGGCTATTCGCGTAAACTGCTGTATTAAGGGCAATTGGCAACTCGAGATCATGCAATTCTGCACGACGTAATTCGAGCATTTTATGATAACCCCTTAAAACATAAACATAGGGCAGCTGGTAAAAGCGATCCCAGGAGTACTCGGGGTCCCCTGGGAATGCCTTTTTCATCTTCCAGTAAATGTCCTCCCAGTCGGGCTCGACACTTTCACCAGCGTCTACTTTTTTTCGATTTCGCCAAGGTCGCCGTCATCAGGGCCTTCCTCTTCTTCCTCTCTGGTAACGAGGCGCTCAAGGCTTTTAGCTTCCTCGTCCGCAAAGAGCTGCGCAAGAGCTTCTATAAGGTCTTCGTGAAGGTCGATGATGTCATCCATCGTAAGACTGTCGTCGACGCGGTACAGGAGCATACAGAAGGCCACCATGAGCTGTTTCTTCTGCTCCATGGACATCATTAATGTCGCAAGCTCTGCAATCTCGGTACCAAACTCATCATAAACGGGATGAGAGCATTTCTCGGGCTCAGTAACAGCTAGTACGACCTGCTGATAAGCGTCCTGCTGACCCAGCTTGTAATGACTGGCAACAGAGCGAGACAGCTTCATTACCGACTGCAACACAGTGTCCTGGCTATTAACATTAGCCATGAACGACTTTTCACCCACAGTCAAAAAGCCTTTACGCTCAATCTCAATCTTGCCACTCATCTCGCTACCCAGTGTCTCGATGCGAGAGTTAACCTTAGGGGCGACCACGAAAGGAAGTTTACTCATCGATGCTACCAGTTGAAAACTGGACTAGAATACCTATGGGAGATTGGCTTTCATAAAGCCGTCAAAATCAAACTGTGGATAGGGCCCTTCACCATACAGGACAGAAGATACCCACGGCCTTGCAGGCATGTAAACAGGCCTTGCGTTTGGATTTCCGTAGGGCTGTATGTAGCCACCATTGTGAACGATATTTGCGTAGGGAGCACTGTAAGTCACCTCGATCCCATTACCATTGGCTACTACTTTCCCAGAGCGTGATAAAGCCCCTGTGTCGTAAATATCTCTACTCCCGCTCGTCCAAGGCCAAGACGCTTTCAAGGCCTCATCAAGAGCTTTTGCAATCTCTGCAGCTAACTTAGGCATAAGTGGCTCAAGCGCTTCCAGGTATTGCTGCTGTATGTCTGCTGTATCAATCTCAACTTTCTCAGTCCTGGCCTCAAATCCAAGGGGGATACCCATCATAAGGCCAATAACAGGCACTTTAATCGTGCCTACCTCTTGCTTAGAGATGGCAGGAAACTTGCTTAGATCTTTAGATGTTGTAACCTTCATCAGTTCTGAAGCTCCGTACCAGTGAGTTGAATCTCAACACCACCAATCTCTTTGTAAATGATTTCGTCAATCCCTTGACCGCCATACCGGCCACTAGAGCGTTGAATCTTAGCTGCTGGCATGATTGGGTCTTGACCAAAACGGAACCTGCACTCAGTACCAGTAGCAAGCCACTCATACTGTGTTGTTACCTGGGTCCAAGTAAAACCAGTCTCATCACCAGCCAACAGGTCGTAATCAGCCGGAACAGTCGTAAAATCTAAAGCGTAACCACGATAATAGAACTGATCACCACTTGCTCCAGGCATCATTTGTCCATCAAGTTGGCTGGACAAGGGAATTGGCTTAGAACCAGAAGAGGCGCCGCTGTACTGGCTCCTGCTGATGAAAAGGCGCACAAGGTAAGAGTCCCCCGCAGCTTCCACCCAACGGCCATTCACGAGGCTCACAGTGCCCAATGAGGGCACTAGCAGCCTTCCGTTCTGATATGGGAGCAACGGAGACGTACTGGCCATGAGGGTTTCGCAATCCTCCTAGTCTTCCAGCCAATCCCCGCGCCCATTTTTACAGCTTAACTCGGACTTCGTCCTCGCTACGCTTCCAAATTGATTTCAAGGATCATTCTAAATAATGTATCCTTCATATCAAATAACTTTTCCTGTTCATCTGCAGGTCTTTGCGGTGAACCAGGCCATTTTTCAAGTGCCATCGTTACTGCATAGTACAATGTACGGACATCTTCGTCAGTAAGATCGACCTGAAAGCCTTTTACTTCATCTTCATTCATTTGCGGCACTTAGCACAGGCCTCAATCTCACCCTTCAGATACTTAGCATAAGCTGCATTCATTGGCCTGAAGGCCTCACAACCTTTACACCATACCTCAACGACTTCTGCTTTTCCCACAGCTGCCATCATTTCATTGACTTCTGGTGAATTCTCAGGATGGCCAGACATGATAACTTGTAATAAAGTTGCCCTATTGTACCATTAGGACCGAATCAGGCTAGAATGTCCTGCATAACTACCAGTTCCACCAGGTAAAGCGCTACCAAGGCAAGAGCAGAACGCAAAATAACGTGCAATTTCAGCCCGAATGTTGACCTTCTCTTGCGTAGTACCTGCTACACCGTTACCAGTAACCTCCCACTCCAATACATCAGCTTTAACCAGTACCTTACCTTCGGTATCCCCTAGATTTTGATTAGATTCTGCCTGATCAGCTGCTTCATACTCATCCAATAACGCCCGAACACGCAAAACAGCAGGATCACTCATTACCTGCAACTGATTGCAACAGTTCTGAGTGCAATCAAGGACATAACTGCCAAATGGCAACATCAAACATTCGATAATCCTTAGATCATCGCCTGCTACCCATGAGCCACTTGTGTCTAAAGCCATGATTGGCACTCTATACGGTCATTTCTAGTGTGCCGACCAGGTATAATGAAGGACTTAACGAAGCGTCATATGGTACTGAAATCCTTAGCCCTCCTCCTAGCAGTTCGCTGCCAGTCAGAAGATGGTGTTCGCCAACTCCTCGCCCGCTTTTACCACGAAATGTCAGAGAAAGAAGCTAAGACCTTCATGAATCGTACCATCATGCTCCTAGAGCCCCGTGAACGCGATTGGATGAAAAGCCTTATCTAACCCTGTCCCCTAGGATAAAGAAACCCACTAGAGGGCCTTACAGGACCTCCACCACTTCCTCCCCCAAGATCCCCGCTAATAGGGTCACTTACCCCATCAGGCTGGTACCCAGAATCCTCAAAGCCAGGGATGTTGTAAGAGCGTGACACCTTATTGACATATCCTATAGCCTCATTTGTAATAGCAATTCCTGCCCCTGCGTCTGGAGGCAGATTGGGTTGATATTGAACAGCAGTTGAGTTCACAACCGATCCGATATCAGTAGACCAGTCCCCAGGTAACGTAGTAGAATAATCAGTCCATGCCATGATTAAGGCCTCAAGTCAATAAGTACACTTGGCCCATAATAAGCCGTATTTAATATATAAACATTGGTACCATCCCCAATATCAGTAATAAGCCTCCTGCGACCGGTGTAATAATAATTACTTGAACTACTTGGTTGACACAACAACGGGTTAGCAGCATATACATCTGAAGGAGCATCAAGACTACTTGCAGCAAGAGTAGTATTAACCTTTAATCGCCAACGATCAACTGAATATGTACCCTGGGTACTCGGGCTATCTGACGATGTCGCAGATGTCCCCCTCGTACAATTCGACCACCCTACAAAAGACCCACCGTCATCCCAGTAATGTGTATGATAAATACTACTGGCATCGTTCGTTACAAGACTCCATTCCCCATCACTACACTTCACAATCGCAAACCCCTCCTGCTCACCAGTATCGTCCGTGTCAAATGCAGGGCCAAAACAAAAGTACTCCTGGCCATCAGTAAGATCATAAACAACTAACCAATTAGCTTCCTCTCCTGTTGTAACCCAAGTAATACTTGTATCACTTACACCACCACTTACTGTCCCGTAACCACCATTACTCGTATCGTCCGTAAACGTATCCCCTACATAAGCCCTCTTACTAGTACCACTACCTAAACATCCCCACTGCATATATCCCTTCGCCGTATTCCCATTCGCACCCGCACTGATCACTAACGCAGCATAATTAGCAGTCGTACTGTCCGCATACCCTCGCTCCTTCGTAAGCTGCCTCCCTGTATTACTCGCATTACTATTCACCGCAGTGATAAAAGCATCTAACTCTGCCTCCAAACTAGGCAAAGCATCCGTAGCAGCCTGCCCAAACCAATCATAGCTAGCACTGTCCCACCTCTGCCACTTGATTACAGGTGCCATCTACACTAACCAACTCAAGTCCCTGTATAATTCCAAAACCTGTTTCAGAATTTTTGTGGGATTTTCTGGGGGGACAGTCTTAGCGCCCGACTGCAGTAAACGGGGGCGGGGGGTTAGTTTTTATGCCGACCCCTCCTCCCCTTCTGGCTGCGCCACGTTCACTCCCACATAAGCGATGCGTCTTCAGCACTGCTCTCTAATCGTGAT